TCACCAACGTATCGCGATAAGTTTCGAAAGGCAGTGATGTCAATACCTGATAAGAGTATTCTTGATAAAAATCACTATCCTGAATGTATTTATCAGAACTAAGGAAAGACTTTCTGTTGAGGTGATAACCTTGTCCAATACCTTGACGACCGAGTCGTGCGATTGCAGAAACTTCTTTGTCTGGATTTGCAAAAGAACGAAGAACTAAAAGCTCACCCTCTTCATACCCATAACCAGAATCAACAACATCCAGTTGTGTTACAAAACCTGGTCCAGAAAACGCTTCGGACAAAACATCTGCATTCAACCCAGTCCTTGGTTTTCTACGTAACTCAAATACATCAGTAATTTCTGAAGTGATGTTTGTATTTTCGCCCGTAAATTCTTCACCTCGAATGAAGTCTTTACTTTTCGTGAGACCATCACCAATCTCAACACGTGTGACTCTTAGAATTCGATTGTCGATATCGTGAAAGAAAATTCGGCCGCGTGCACCTGTTGTGTTTCCTTCAACAATTTCACCAATTTCAAAGTTGCGATTTGAATCAGCGTATTCGATCTGATAATCATAACGTTCAAAATGTTCAACAACTGGTTCATTGATAACAAAGAACGGATCGACAGGATAACCACGACCCGGTCCAGTTTCTACAATTGTTTCAATCGAACCAATTGAGACGTTTGAAAATTCTGTAAAGTCACTGATGACATCATTGAAACCTTTTGTGTTATCACTGATCAATGATGCAGATGTTAGGTTTGCATATGCGTTTGCACCGATGATTTGATTTTCAAGATCAAGAATATCAATAAACTCTTCGTTCTTGAAGTTTGGTATAGAATATGATTCATTGAATTCAGTGACAATGAATGACGCTTCTTCTTCGAATGAAAAGTTGCCCGCAACAGTTCCTGAAGTGCCAGAGTTCAGTCCGCGAATTTCACCATCATTATAAAAAGTGTTGACGGGATTGACAATACCAAAATTAGTGTTTGAAAAATCAACAATATTGAACTCAGCGTCATCACTATCACGATAAAACGGTCGATCTGTTCTAAAAGTACCAATGTCACCAACAAAATTGAAATACGTATTTGTTGTTGGTTCAAGATCAATGAATGCACGATCGACAGAACCATTTGCAACTCTACGTTCAACGTTGTTGATTTCCGCGGTTTGATAAAGAATCTCACCACGATTCAATGTGTCACCATTATTACTTGTATAAACAATCGTGGAGTTAGAACTGACGCCAATGATACGACCAGTTGCAGATACATCTTCCGAAGAACTTACAACTTCTTCACTTGAATTGACATTGACAGTCGCAACGTTTGAAAACAAATTTGCATCAGCAGTATCTGAATCAAAGTTGATAATAATCGATGATGAATTTGAAAAAACGATTGGACCTTCTGCAACAACATTCGCGGTGTCATCATATGCAATTGCATTGACAGTGATTTCAAAATCTGCATTTGCAATTTCGAGTTTCAACAGGTTTTGTTGAACGGTCTCAAACTGTTCAAAGGTGGTGTTGAGGTTGTAGTAATCAGTATTTGAATTATCTACATTACTGACCTGAATCACACGATCAGAACCAAGTACCTCAGCATCTTCTGTGTATCCCCAACCACCTTCAGTCAATTGAAAGTCAATTGCACCAATAAATGTTGTCGTTGCACCTACACGCGCACGACCCTGTTTTCCTCGACCATCTTCAATGAATAGGTCTTCACCGACCTCAAATCCATCATCACTGACGAGAATTTCCAATGAGGTAAGAGAACCAAACATTTTTGCGGTGACATTATTTTCAAGATCTTTTGTGAATACGTTCTCACCAGTTTGAAAGTTGCCTTCTAAATTTGAGAGATAAAGAACGTTGATGAACCGACCTTCTTTTTTGACACGCACAAGTCGTTCTGCAAACCCTGATGCATCAGACAACGTACCGTGTACGACTTGTCCGACCATATTAACGTTTGTATCTTTTGGTTCAATTTCAAGATAACGAACATTGACCCATTCATTATCTGATGGTCGAAAAAGATCATCACCAGGATAATAAACTTTTGCTTCAAAACCGTGAATTAGTTTGAAGAAAAGATCAACTGCACGTTCAGTCCCTTTCGCGCGATAGAAATCAAGTGAGTTTTTGATAAACAGTTCTTTACTTGATGCAGTAACAAACTGAATATTCGGGAGATACTTGTTTTTGAACTGAAGAATGAAACGATCAAGTGTATTATCAATATCACGAATCTCAGGAAGATGTCGTGACCAAAACAACGGACTAAAGTCTTCGTTTGACTCAATGAAAGTTTGCGCGCCAGATGAACTGACTAAGGGATTGAGTGTGTCACAGTTGATGTTGCAACGAAAAACATTGAATCCATCAACCTCAACTAAAACTTGATTGCCTGTCTTAGAAAGAATTGTTCCAGTAGTATCAACCTGCGTGACAGTATCACCAACATTGAATTCTGTAGCATTTCGAAGAAAAAGTACTTGAGTATAATTCTCCATCCACTCATAGTATGCTTTCATAAATGCTATGAATAGTTGCCCCTCTTCCTGATAAAAGCCAGGAAACTGACTCTGCAATAAAGGTGCAATTTTCTTTTCAATTGAAAGCATTACACGCGAACCTGTTCAACATTCACATTGATATCCACGTCACGAATGCTCAGAATTGTGCGTCGTTGTGATGTGATGTCACGTTCCAATGTCCGCGCACGAAGTTCAATCTGTTCTCCAATAATTGATTGTGGTCTAAACCCTTCAAGTTTAACTAAACCTGACTGATAATCAACAGTACCAGTTTCACGAATCAGACTTCTTGCTTCTTGCTGATTTGTCATAATTCTCATCAATCCATTTCCATCATCTTCAAGAAAACACTCGACGCCATTGAAGAAAAATGGTGTCGAACGAAGAACTGAGATTTCATTATTCGGTCTTGTTTCTGATAATTGACCAATGATGTCATTCAACGACATACCAAAGTCAATATCGTAGTTTCTTGATTGACCAACAAAAGGTTCGAATAACTTGACCGCGAACAATTCAGTATCATTACTTACAATTGCTGCCTGTGATCCGTCAATTGATGAAACAAGATTACTATAAAAGAGTGTTTTGTTGAATCCATTCAAATTAACAATATTAAAATTTTGAATTGTCGATGCGACAATTGACTCAATATCACTCTGACTCAGAGATGTTTCATTGATGTTATATTTGACATTTGTATTGACTTGAACATAAGTAAAATCAGGACTTACAAAAACTGGGTCAATTGACAAAGGACTTCTCGGTTTAATGAAATTACGATATGCAATTCTTCGAGACGGTGGTAGTTCATCTGTAGTTTTTAAATCAACTGCAATAATGACTTTACCAAATTGTGGAGGTACTGCCTCTTCACCACCATAAGCTGAAACTGCATTTACTTCAGAAAAATTAGTTTTCAAAAGTGTTTCATAATCATCAGTTGTAACCACACGTTCCTGAGTCGTAAATGCTCGAGGCGCATTCTGTTTGATTGATGTGATAGACTCAGGAATTGCACCGCCAGTTGCTGATGAATTTGTTTCAACTACAACTCTGGTTGACTGAGCAATATCGCCGTCGGAAACAAACGTACGAACGCCATTTGGCAATTCGCCATTACAAGCGCGATATTCAACCACAACAATTGAACGATCTTTTGGACGACGACCAATTACTCCATCACCAAACACAATTTCGTACGTTTCATTGTCAGAAGGCTGAATAAAGAATACTTGCGATTGTGAATCAAGACCAAACAAAGTTTCGGCACGTTGATATGTTAAAATGTTTTCACCATTGTCTTCAATCACCGAAACAATAATACTGTTCGTATCAACAGTTTTGTTTGTAATTTGATAATTTGTTTCATTTTGATAGTCAACTACATAAGAATCTTGCGTATAATCGCCTTCATAAAGTAAAACGTTATTCGCAACAAAAACACTCTCTGATCCACCAACACTAATATTTTCAGCGGTTGTAAATGTAAAATTACGAGTACCAGCAGTACCTGTAAAAGTAGTACCACGAGGAATGATAACTGATGAACTTACAGGATCATCAATCGTAATATTAACATTTGCTACAGCAGATCGAAATGAACGGGGAAGATAATTCAATTCTTTTGCGTGTGATATAATTGAATCTCTTAAAAGCGCGCTGTCAAGAAACATCTCATTTGCAATCATATTCAAATAAAATGAGTTGATATTGGTGTTATATGCCAATACATCAAGAAGCACGTTAATATTCGATGCTTCAAAGTCATAGTCTTTGAAAATGTCTTGTGACTTTAAATACTCTTTGAGATTGTCCTTAACGGTTTCAAAATCAAGAGTTGTGAGATCTCTGCTGGAATTATCTGCCATTTTTATCTAACTCTATAAAGTGTAAGTTCGACTTCTTGATTTTCTTGCACTAAATTCGTCCTGAAAACCATACGAATATTCATTGCATTATTATCTTCATTCGGTGTTACTTTTGTTTCAATCAGCTGCACTCTTGGTTCATAATTACGAACAAGATATTTAATTTCATCTTCAATTTCAGGAGCGGTATTTTCACTAAATGTCTCAAACAAATAACGACGAATGTTACCACCAAACTCTGGATTTCTTAATCGCTCATATTTATTCGTTAAAATCAAATTACGAAGAGCCATTTTTACAGCATCAACATTCTTACGACGAGTAATTTGTCCAGTAAATGGGTGAGGCAAAAATACAGTATCAAAATCACTGTATACGTCAGTAAGCTCAGCTGTTTGCTGAAACTCTTCGTATTTGGTTGCTTTTCTTGCGCTCATGTGCTATTTATACCTTATGCAGTATTTGCTTCTGGTTCTGGTTCCGGAAGAGGTTCATTCAAAAAATCATCTGATTGTTTGTTGATCGCCTCTTCTGCTTTATCGACGGTTTCAAGGAAAGTATCTAGTGAATCAGTAACAATGCGTTCGTTCAATGGGTTCTCTAAAATATTTTCAAATTGATCTTGAACTAAATCAATTTCAGCAAGTGCATCATCAATTGGCGCTGTAACTGAATCAAGCGTACCTTGCACCTTTTGTTCAAGAGATTGTATTAAACTTTGTTCCACTTCACCAGCGCATCGTTCAATTTTATCTGGAATAGATTGAATAACACTTTGCAATCTTTGAAGTGCGCCCACGAATTCAGCGATCTGTTTCAGTAGTTTAATATATGCTCTCAGTCGAGGAAGAATACGACCAATAACAAGTTTTTTGATCCAACTGATAATTTGTGTGATTGATGTAGGAAGATCTAATAATGGCAACTCATCTTTTAGAATTGCCAATTGTTCTTTAATAAATTCCTCAATCATTTTTGATATTTCATCTACAAATTCATCAATCAAAAACAACAATGCACGACAATCAGTAATCTCTTCTAATTGATCTGCCATTTCATTTACACGGTCTGTTGGAAATCCCATTTATATACTCCTATGTTTTATCTGGGTCGTAAATGACCCCACCTACTACATTAAAGACTTGGTTGCCAATTGTGATTGGACCATTATAACCTTTTGATGATTTAATTGTGCCATTGACGGTGAGACTACCCTCGGGGACTGTAATGCCGCCTTTACCCGGAACAATTGTCATACCATTACGAACGTTAATGTTTATATTATCACCAACGCCCATCAATAACCGATCACCAATCGTTGTAACACAATCATTTGCGACCGAAGTAACATCATCTTTCAAGATAAACGTGGTTCGTGTGTTACCTACTTCGTGGTTTTCATCCTGTTGCACTAAAACATTTTTGTCTTTTACAACAATCTCAAAGTCACTACCAACAGTTTTCTTTACACGGCGACCGTTATATGGTTCGCCATCTTCTGGTGGTCCGTTTGCAACTTCTTCATATGAACCAGATGTGTGCCAAACATGAAGTCTTTCGTGACCAGGCGTGTCATCAAGTTCAATTGCGTGACCAGACTTAGTTGTATATGTTACATTATACGGATATTCGGTTTTGTATGCTGATGCTGGTTCAGAAGTATTAGTTAAGACCCGAGCTTTCGTGTAAGGTTCTTTCGGTAGTGTCTGTCCCCCTTCTCCCTCTTCACCACGTGCAAGTCCAGCAATATCCGAATAGTATTTTGGATTCTGTGGCTCTTTCAATTGTAACATTGAGTTTACACTTGGATCATCAGATGGTGGTTCAGGAAGAACTGACTTTTTATGATACGTTCCAAAAATAATTGGAATGTTTTGTTCGTGACCATCGAGATAAAAACCAAATACATATGTTCCAACTGCAATACCTGTCGGAGAAATACCAACCGCATCAATCCAATCTGGTGTTTCAAACTCTTCAAGTCCAACTTCTTTTTCAACCATTTTGGTCCAACTCAAACTTGCAGATTGAATTCCACTTAAAGGCCAAGCCCACAACAAGTCATCATTACTGACACCCTTTGTGCCTTCTTTCACTTTTCCAAGTTCGCCAGTTTGGTCGTGTAAAACACGAATACGAACACGACCAAGATACTCAGGATCTTTGATATCCGAAACGCGCGCCATGAACCATTTGAAGTGATCACCAAATTTATAAAAAGACATTATCCAATACCTCGCTTGTGTAGATTTGGTTTGCGCAAATCTAAAGTCATAAAATAAGAGAATCGGCCGTCGGACCTTTTTCGTAACATTTGTCTTTGATTAAAGATAATATAATTGTTAGAATAAATTTCTTGTTTTTCTGGTTGTTGTGTAACGCCGGTAATTTCAGGAATATTCAGTTTTACCATATCACCAACAAGAATATTGGTATCACCATAAACACGTATTGTAACACCGTATTGTGATATTTTTTCTTGGAAAGGACGTTTCCAGTGAAGTTGTTTGTTGTGTTCCATTTCAGGTCGTGTTCCATCTTTTACGACCATTGCAGATTGTCCGGGACTTGATGTAACTCTTGAATTGAATGTGTCACTATTAAAGTCAATGTCATCATCTGTTTTTTTGTAACTACTTGAATCAACCAAATTATTGTACTCATACTTATCATAATAAACACCGTGTAAAATATCGAATTGACGAATACGATTTGCCATTCGACCTGACTTCACTTTCTGAATTGATGAACCTTGATTTGTGGTCGTATAAGAAAGAATATTACGAACGTTGATTACTTCTTCAAAGTTAGATGCTCTGTTTGATGTGTCATAAACAAAAACAAATCCACCCTCACCTTCTGCCTTTGACTTTCTCTCTTCAATTAGTTTTTCTAGTGTAACAAAATTATATCTCTCATTATCTTCATAAAAGAAAAACAGAGATGATTTGTTTCCTTCTGCTGACACCGCTCGTTCTTTGATTAGATCAATGACCTGAAATGGCCTCACATTATTAACAGTGTAATCAAACTTACCCTTCGTGGATTCAATCTTAATATCTTTACTTGAACCAAGATCTTGACGAATTGCTGTAACAACCGATGCATCATAACCAAGATCACGATATCGTTTTGTTAGTGACTTATAAGAGTTAGTTAAGTAATCCTCAGACACACATCTCAAAATATAACTTTTGATCATTGAATTGTCAGCTGAACTAATCGCTTCAATCGATTCAACGAAGAAACTGTATGTAATTGTCTTTCTTTCAGGTGTTTGAATGCTGAACTCAACAAACTCTTCACCATTCATTGGAAAGTTATTCAGTAATTCAATACCCTCTGAAATACCAATGTCAGCACATAAAGTATTATTCTGTAAAGATTCGTAAATATCAACTTCAGTAACTATGTTGTAAATATTCTGACTTCGTGAACGATTGAAATTACGAAGTATAATTTCATCACAAATAACATCAGATACTTCATTGGGTAAACTTGACATGTTACTTCATCAATTCCTTTAATTGATCATTCAGCTTTTCTTTGTAATCACTCTGAACAAGATATATTTCACGACGTTCTTCATTTAGCTCTTCTTCATATTCAAAAAAAGAAACTGGAGAATAAAAAACTTGTTCAGCAGGTGGTATCACTTCATTGAGTAAAGAATATGTTTCAGCGTTCACTGTTGCAGCCACACCTGACTCTTCACCGGTAATTGTGTAGTTAGTGTTTGAAGAAAAATCACCTCGTACATGTTGAATAATCATGCTAGATGTGTTTGACCAAGATATTTCAGCAAACGTTGATTCGTCATCATCACGAACGACAACTTCATTATCGATAAAATCTCCAGATGAAGTAACTAAGTCAAAAGATTCAATTTTATTAGTAGATGTAATAAAGTCAATTTCGGCACGATCGTAACCAGCAATACCAACTTGACTTAACACTGGCTGATAATATTTTTTCTGGCCAGTTTGAAGAGCAGCGTATGCTGATGTTGAAAGTATTTGCTGATCACCTTCATAACTATTTTTATAATGAATAGTTTTTCTTTTTGCTCTCTGAAGTGATCCATACTTTGAAATAATAAAATTATCAAAATCATCATAAGTCAAAGCAGTTTGATAATAAGGATCAATAATATCATTTGCGTGATATATCAGCCAATCGTAATCAACATCATCGTAATAGTTGTAAGCAACATTTTCTATTTTTTCATCAGCGGGAAGCGTATGTGTATAAAACGCAGTAATAAAGTTACGAACGTTTTCATTAAACGCAACACGCTTTAAAATATTGAGTGCTGGTCTTCCATTATATTCTGTCAATGGAAATTTTTCAAAGTATCGAGTACGTCTAGACATTAATATTACTCCTGCAACCTTGCTAAGAGAGGCGGCGGATCATCTTCTTCAACTTCTTCAAGATAGAGTTCTGCTTCTTGTAGTCCAAGTGTCAGTTCAATAGAGACTGGATTACCATCAACAAAGAATGCTGATGTTCCCTCACCAGAGTAATTAATGCTCAATGAACCAAGCATACTCTTTTTATAATCAGCCCCAGTCAAAGCACCTTTAGGACGAACTTCGGGTTGAATCATTTGTGGATACGTCAAAAAGCCGTCCTTTTTCTTTGGCAAACATTCACGTTTAATTGTTGATAAAATGTTTTGAATTGTTTCCGATTCTTCAGGAGATCTTGGAACTAATTTCCAAGATAAATTGTATTGTCTTAAATTGACACCTTGCAAAAAAAGTGACGGATGCGGGTTTGCTACTTCACCAAACTCTTGACCGGCTAATCCACCAATCACTGGCGATGCAGAAGATAGTGTTGAAAATCCAGAATATCTGCCAGTTTTACCAAAATCAATTTCTTTAATCGTGTCAACTGCTGTTGCAGCTAAGCTCTTTCCACCTTGAATGCCAGAAACAGCTTTAGACAGCGCGTCAGCACCTTCTTCACCACCAACTGCTAAAGCTTGTCCAAAAGTACCAGTTTCTTGTTCACCATAGTTTACAGCAAACTCTTGTGTAAAGTTTTCTGGCAAAGGAAGATAAATAGTAACAGTTGGTGTTAGTGATCCTTCAACAAATGAACCCGGTCTTTTATAATCATAAAGTTTCAACGCAAGATATGCGTGTGCTCGATCTTCAATATCATTTGGAAATTTAATTCCATTATAATTCAAATCATCACGACCGACTAAAGATTCGCGTTTTTCTTTCATCAATTTTTGTGGTGACTTGCGAGTTGGATCAGGAACACGATTTGAAGAAATTGACAAATCTATTTCATTATTTGGTGTATTACGATAAAAAGGTTTTCGATTATCAATTGATGATCCAACTACTGAAGAAATAATAGCACCTGAACCTTTTCTTGTATTACCAGCTTTTTCTAAACCCTCTGCAAACAATCCACCAATTTCAAGCTTTGAACGATCACGATAAGATAAATTCTGAAGAGCATTGACCACACTTCCATTAATATTTCCAGCACCATTTCCAAGACTGCCTGACGTTTGCTTTAATGCATCAAGTTGTGAACGTTCCAAATTTGAAAAGGATGATTTTAGTTGACCACTAGCAGCACTAACATCGGTCAATGAATTTTTACTACGTGCCATTTAATATCCTATAAATATATAGTTGATATGTTTATTTATACAAAATATGAAAGGTATATTCAAACCTCGTAATCCTAAAAAGTATAAAGGCGATTTCACAAATATCGTTTATCGCTCTTCATGGGAACTTCGTTTTATGCAATTCCTTGATGAACATAAAGATGTAGTTCGTTGGTCAAGTGAAGAAATTGTTGTTCCTTATCGTTCACCTATTGATGGCCGCGTTCATCGCTATTTCCCTGACTTTTGGGTTGAAAAAATAGATCGATCTGGTAAAAAAGGCGTTACTGTAGTTGAGGTCAAGCCTTTTAAAGAAACACAAGAACCAAAGCCTCAAAAGAAACTAACTAAAAGATATTTATACGAGGTTAAGACGTGGGGTATAAATAAATCAAAGTGGGAAGCCGCACGAGAGTATTGTGCTGATCGTGGTTGGAAGTTTATGATAGCAACCGAAAAAGATCTTGGGATCAAGTATTAATGGCCGCATATATTTTTCAAAAATTATCTAAAGAAGGTAGAGCAGAAGGACTTGATCCTGGTTCTACTGAAGCAAGGGATTGGTTTCGAGATCGCGCATCATCAGTATCAAACGTAAACACAAAATCATTAGTACGAGATAAAGAAAGAACTTACACATCAATACGATCAGCAGACGTCGGCCGTATGTATATGTTCTTTTATGATCCAAAAACAAAAGACACACTTCCATATTATGATAGATTTCCAATGATTTTTGTTGTTGATAAAATTCCAGGTGGCTTTCATGGTTTGAATTTACATTATTTGCCTCCAACATATAGAGCAAGATTGATGGATGCTCTTTATTCTGTAAGTAAAACAGATAGTGCGAGAGATTCTGAAAAATTACAAATGTCGTATAATCTTTTAAAAGGCGCGTCGAGGTTTAACTATTTTAAGCCTTGTTTTAAACATTATTTAAATGGTCATGTAAGATCAAGGATGTTATACGTACCAGCTGATGAGTGGGACATTGCACTGATGTTGCCTACGCAAAGATTTAGAAAAGCTGGAACTTCTAAAGTCTGGAAAGAATCAAGACAAAAAATACGGAAAGGCTAATGGCATTTAATATACAAAATTTCAAATCCGGCGTTGGCGAGTTACTTAGACCATACAGCTACGAAGTAAACATTGTGCCTCCAAATGGTGGTGGTAGAAATTTACGTCTTCGAACAGAATCTATTTCATTGCCTGGTATTTCATTCGCTGAAGTTGATAATTATAAACCTTACGGAAATGGTCTAACAGTATCAATACCACATTCATCAACTGTTCAAGAAATTACTTGTGTTCATAACGTGGATGGCGAAGGTGAAACGCTACAATCATTTTATGACTGGGCGAATAAAATTGTAAACATTGATGGAAGTGATAAGTTTTCTGCATACTACTATGACGATTACGCGAACAGAGATGGAACTATCAATGTTTTTAAATTAGACGGAACGGTAGTAAAAACTTATATTTTGAAAAATATATATCCTGCAGCATATGATCAAGTACAAATGTCGTGGGGTTCATCTGGAGAAATAGCACAGTTAAGTGTTACATATAAATTTGAATCTTTTGAATTAGTTTAATAATAAATGGAGTAAATTATGGCTTTACCTAAAATTGCAGCACCAACTTTTGAATTGACACAACCATCAACAGGTGAAACACTTCAATATCGACCTTTTCTTGTCAAAGAAGAAAAAATTCTTTTGACAGCAAAAGAAAGTGGCGAATCATCTGACGTTTTTCGAGCAGTGAAACAAATTGTAAACAACTGTGTAGTGAATGATGGTTTTGATGTGGATAAAATTCCATTGTTTGATATGGAATATATTTTCATTCAGCTACGAGCTCAATCAGTTGATAATATCGTGAAGTTTCAAGTTGAAGACAGTGACGATGGAATTGTTTACGATCTTGAATTGGACTTGAATGATGTTGAAGTTCAAATGCCAGAAAAACAACACGACGGCGTTGTTAAAATCAGTGATGATGTTGGCGTAAAATTAAATTATCCAAACGCAAAAATTGCTGATAAAATTAAAGAAACTAAATCAATGACTGAAGTAATTCACGAAATGATTATTCATTCAATTGATTATGTTTTTGATGCCGAAGACACGTATCCTTGGAATAAAGAATCAAGAAAAGATAAAGAAGATTTCATTGAATCGTTACCTGTTGATGCATATGAAGAAATCAGTCGATTCTTTGATGAGTCACCAAAGATTGAACATGTGGTAAAATATAAAAATAGTCAAGATGTAGAAAAGAAAGTGATTTTTAGGAATCTTGACGATTTTTTTACGCTATACTGAGTTACTTAGACCTCTTTCATTATTATAAAACAAACTTTGATGTAACTCAGTATCATAAATTTAGCTTAACAGAAATTGAAGAAATGATTCCCTTTGAACGAGACTTGTATGTTGAAATGTTAGCCGAAAAAGTAAAACAAGAGAGTACACAATAAATGGCATTAAGATTTCTTACAAAAGGATTGAAAGCTTTGACAGCCGGCGGCGCAGGTGCTGGACTGACAGGCGGTCTTATGTCAATGGCAGAAAAGTTTTCAAGTGATGATCAGATAGAAACACCAGAAGTTTCTGAAACTGAAGGCGGTCAACAACAGAAAAAACAAGAAAGACCAATTCCTGTTGAAACTTTTTCTACTACTACTCCAGAAGCTCTTTCTGGCTTTGCTGCACATGTTCAAAAAGAAGTAAAAAATTCTGAAAGAATACATCAGCAGCAATCATTTCAAATAACTAATTTAACACCAATTCAACAAGAACAAGCTCCATCAATGGTTGCTATTCGTGGAATTGGTTCTGCGGCGGGCGTATTAGAAGATAAAGCAAAAGATGATATTGATAAAAAACGAAAAGCTAAATTAAAAGCTGATCGAGAAGAAGAAGAAAGAAAACTTGAAGGTGACGATACAACATCTAATGTTTTTGAAAAAGTTGGTGAATATGGTAATAATTTAAAGAATGGTGTTCTTGGCGCTCTGTCAAATTTTGTAGCACCTGCGTTATTGTTTGGCGGATCTTATGTCGCTGATAAACTTGGTATTGGTGAAGGTACTAATATTGAAACAATAGTAGATACTATAGATGAAGGGCTCGATCGTCTTGGTCAAGTTGGAGCAATGAGCGGAATAAGAAATGTCGCGTCAAAAGCTTTAAGAGGAGCTGGAAGAGCCGCTGGATTCGTTTCAGATGTTGGACTTGGTGGAGCAAGAGCATCTACTATGTCAACACAGGCTGCAACTATTGTAGCGGGTAAAGTAAATCCTCGAGCAGCAAAATTTGGTCCAATGTTATCAAAAATTAGAAGTGCACGTGCATTTTTTCTTAAATTGTCAAGAACAACTTCAGGTATAACATCAAAATTTGCTAGTTTTATAGCAGGAATGCCATCAGGCCTAAGAAAATTTTTACAACGAGCAGCTAAAAAAGCAGTCAAATGGATTTTAATCATTGAAGCAATTGATCTCATTTATAATTCAACACAGGCTTTTATACTTGGATCAATTTCAAAAGAAGAATGGCATAAAAGAAATAAAGAACAAATTTATAGAATTATACGCCTTTTTGGTGCTCCAGTATTGGGGATGATGATTCTTGGTTTAGCTGGTTCACCGGTTCCAGTTTTAGGTAATGTTGCTGGTGGATTAGCAGGTTTCATCATTGGAATGATACTAGGTGAAACCATGTTTTATGTATTAAATATGGAAGCATTATCAAATGGCATTTATGATTTAATTTTTCAACAAAAATTTAGTACATTAATATCATACGCTCCAGCACTCATTAAACGTATCACTGTAGAAATACCAAAGATACTTGCAGAAGCAACGATAGAAGCTGCAAAAGGTATGGCAAATGTTGCAACAGCAGCATTTTCAGATATAGTTGATACAACAGGTCGGATGGCAACAAGTGAAGAAATTACTTCAAAATATGGTGAGGACATTAGTCAAGAAGAAATCTTAATGAAAGCTGGTGAAGGAATAGGCACTGATGAAAATGCTATTCTATATGCGTTTAAGGATATTGATACACCTGAAAAATATAATGCATTTAAGACAAAGTTTGAAGAAGACTTTATGCCTGAATACAATAAAGGGTTTGGGCGTGACGTTGATTCAATGGAAGAGTACTTGCAAAAAGAATTGAATGTGACGCAATTTGACAAATTAAAAAATCAAGTTGCAACACAAATGCGTGAAAATAAACAAAATGATTCTGAAAAATTAAAAGACTTTTTGCGTGAATCTGGAATTGATGAATCAACTGTCATTTCTGGTATTGGCGCAGTATCTGATGAAGAGTTTGCAAAATATCAATCGGGCGAATTAATTGATGTTACCACGCAAGATGGTGAACGCGTTTTAATGACGGAACAACAACTTCGTGACTCAGATCAAGTAGGTATTGCAGCTCGTGAAAGCGCTATGAGTCGTATTGAACGCAATCGAAGAATTGCTATACGTAGACAAACGTCTGTAGAAGAATCACCAGTATCTGTAGAGACAAGTCAAACAACTCAACAGCCTGAATCACCAACGCAGGGTTCACAAGATCAGCCAACACCTGTAAAAACACGTGAGGCAGTTGCTGATACAAATGAAAATATACAGCAAAATATTATTCCAGCAGTGAATAATATGAACAATAGTATTAACTTGGTCACTCAAAATGTAATGGCTCAACAACAAAGAAAATCACCACCAGCTGGAACAGAGGGTCCTTCTATTCCTTCTTCAGCAAATCCATCAAGAAGAACTACAGATAATTTTATTGATGTTGGTTATGTGACATAAAAAAAAGAGCCCGCCGAAGCGAGCTCTTTTCCGAACAATCATTGCAATTATTCGTTCGCGAGTTTCTGGAAGAATTCCAGTGACTCATCATCATCATCGAATGTGCTATCCGATGTCGTGTCATCGACACTAGAGGTAGGTTCCTGGCTAGGTGGTGTCCAAGGTGTTTCAGTTTCTTGTTGAAGTTCTTCCTGAGCCGCAGGTTGAACATTCGGATTGTGACCAAGGACGCGAGCCAGACGTGCTTCAAGTTCACCGTACGACTTGAAGTTCTTCGGATCAACCAGTTCGGCCAATCCATATTGTGACTGCCAGACTTTCTCAAGTTGTTCATCATCATCGAACAGTGTTGAAGGTGAATCAAAGTCAG